CCAAAGTTTGCCACCACGATTGAAAATTGGTTTCCAACACCTTCGAGCGTTGATGTTCGCAAGGGTTATGTGTCTCACGCAACTGGACTTAGTGGCGATGTTGAGACACTGGCTGCTTATAACACAGGAACAAGCCAAAGGCTCTTTGCCGCGGCTAACGGCAATATCTACGATGCAACAGCATCGGGTGCGGTAGGGGATGCGGTGGTAAGCAGTTTGAGCAATAGCCGTTTTCAATATATCAACATGGGGACGGCCGGCGGGTTCTTCCTGATTATGGTGAATGGTGAGGATAGATTACTCCGTTACACAGGCTCGGCATGGCAACAAGACGGTGACGGAAGCGCAGATATAACGGGTGTTAATACCGCCAACATTATTCATATTAATAATTTCAAAAGCCGCATATTCATGGTTGAGCGTGATAGCTTCAACGTTTGGTATTTGCCAGTTGCAAGTATTGGTGGCGCAGCTACGAAGCTTGACTTGTCTAGTTTCTTTAGGCTTGGCGGTTACATTATGGCAATGGTGAACTGGACGATTGACAATAGCGCAGGGATTGACGATTACGCGGCGTTTATCACGTCAGAGGGCGAGGTTGTGGTATACGCTGGAACTGATCCTTCCAGTGCTTCAACCTGGGCATTGCAAGGTACTTTTCGCATGGGTTCGCCAATAGGCAGACGGTGCTTTATGAAGGTAGGGGCTGATGTTATGGTGATAACGGTGGATGGTGCCTTTCCGTTATCAAAATCAATGCTTGTAGACCGTACGCAATTAGGGCTGGCTCTTAGCGATAATATATCCCCGCTGATTAATAAGGATGTACAGGATTATAAGGGCAACTTTGGATGGCAGCCTATCTATCACCCGATAGGAAACAAACTAATTGTCAACGTGCCAGTAGTCGAGAATATACGAACAAAGCAATACGTCATGAATACCCAGCATGGCGCTTGGACGGTGTATAGCGGCTGGAATGCTAACTGCTTTGAGACAATGAATGACACGCTTTATTTTGGCGGCGCGAGTACGGTATATATTGGTGATACTGGATACAACGATGATGGCGGCAACATTACTGCGGTATGTCAACAGGCGTTTAGCTATTTTGGTGATTCAGGTCAGAACAAGAAATTCACATTGGCGCGCCCTGTATTCTTATCAGAAGGAACTGTAACGCCTGCTGTTCTAATCAACACTGATTTTCAAGAGACGCGTACCACAGTTAGCGCTAGCTTTTCTGGTGGTGTGGGTGCGGCTTGGGATGAGGAATATTGGGATGATGCCGAGTGGACGGGAGGCGATACACTCACCGCTAAATGGCAGACCGTTACAGGTGTGGGGTTTTCCGCTGGCGTTCGGGTTGTCACCTCCACTAAAGACATCGCAGTGAAGTGGCAAAGTACCGATTTTGTTTATGAATTGGGTGCGACTTTGTGATTGTCTATGGTGCGGATGAGGCGGTCGCTAAATGGGTATCGCTTAATCTTACTGGTTTAGATGACTCTTATGAAAAATATTCCGCTATAGGAATCGTTAAGGATGAGCAGCTAATAGCTGGTGTTGTTTACTCGAATTACCAACCAAACATCTTAATAGAGATGCATATCTTTTCGATTGACAAGAGATGGTGTAATCGGCATACTCTCAGAAAGATATTCTGCTACCCCTTCATCCAACTAAATTTGGAAAGAACGCAGGCTATTTGCTCAGCAGATAATGAAGGGGTTCATGTGTTCTTAGAAAAAATCGGATTCACTCGCGAAGGCTATCACCGCAAAGCATACTTTGACGGCTCAGATGCCGTGTCTTTTGGTATGCTCAAATCTGAATGTAAGTGGCTGCCAGCATCAACAGAAATGTTAGGAGGGTAGCTATATGGGTAAGAAATCACCAAAACCACCTGCAGCTCCAGACCCAGTCGTAACCGCAACTGCTCAAACAGCATCTAATAAAGAAACCGCCTATTGGAATGCGGTTCTTAACAACGTCAACCAGAACACACCGTATGGTTCTTTGAGCTACCAGCAAACTGGCGGCAATCAATCCAGTGGTGAACCGCCTCCACAATTCACCTCAAATATTACTCTCTCTCCTGAACAGCAAAGACTCTACGACTTGCAGACTGACCAAGACAGGCAATTACTAGAGCTTGGCGGCGACCAGTTGCAGCGGATTCGTACTACCGCAAGCACGCCTTTTAGCTTTGGTGGTATAGGCAATGAGATTAACGAGCAAGGCGTAACACAAGCGAGGGCGGATGTGGAAGCGGCACTAATGAGTCGCCTTAATCCTCAATTCGCCAAAGATGAAGAATCGTTACGGACGCGCTTAATCAACCAAGGGATTAACCAAGGCTCTGAAGCGTATAACAATGAATTTGATTCGTTCGGGCAACAACAAAACGATGCAAGGATGCAAGCGGTTCTAGCTGCCGGTCAATATGGCGGCGACTTACAAAATCAAGCTCTTCAACGCCGCAATCAGTCAATTCAAGAGTACGCGACTCAGCGTAACGCGCCTCTCAACGAGTATATCGGTTTCACTTCTGGCACACAGATTCAAAACCCACAATTCCAATCAGCGGGTTATGGGGGGGCTGCTCCAGTGGATTATGCAGGGATGGTCAATAACCAATATCAATCACAACTGGGAGCGTATAACTCTAAGGTTGCTGGCAGGAATAGCACGATGGGCAGCTTGTTTGGTTTGGGTGGTCAAATTGCTAGCGGATACGCTGGCTCTGCCGCTGGTAGTGCGGCATTAACTTCGATGTTCTCCGATATCCGCATGAAAGAAAACATCATTGAAGATGGTGAGGCTAACGGTCACAAAATGTATCGCTTTAATTACATTGGTGACACACAGACTTACCGTGGCGTGATGGCGCAGGACATTTTAGAAACTCACCCTGAAGCGGTGCAGCTTGATGAGGACGGCATGATGAAGGTTGATTATGGAATGCTGGGTGTGAGCATGGATAAAATCAATGGTTGAATTTTTCAAACCTGAAAATGAGGCAGAGATACGCCGCCGGAGAATGATGGCTGAGCAAATGCGCCAACAATCTCAAATGCCGCAACAAACGCAAGTTGTGTCAGGTTTCGCCGTGCCTCAATCGCCATTGGCAGGCTTGGCTTCGGCTTTAGGGCAAGGTCTGGCTGGTTATCAGTCTGGCGAAGCCGATAGGATTGCGAATGAAGATGCGCAACAGCGTCAGAAGTTCTTAATAGATGCAATTAAAGGTGCTGGTGGCGATGCTGGATTATTAGCTGAAAGCCTTATAAGCAACCCTGCTTATGCTGACCAAGGGCTGGAAATGTATGGCGATAGAATGAAGTCACAGCAAGAAAACGCTCAATGGGAAAAAGAAGCGGGATTGAAGCGTGATTTGGCTGGAATGAAGCAAGGCGTTACCATAGATGAGAACGGGCAGCTAGTGGTTACAGGCGGCAAAAAGATGACCGAAGGACAAGCGATCGCTAATATTTATGCATCACGCATGGAAAACGCAGAAGGCATCATTGATAAAAATCAGAATGCTGGAGTGAGTGCGAAGCAGCAAGTGCTTGGTAGTATCCCTTTGGTTGGAAACCTTTTGGTAAATCAGGAATATCAGTTATTAGAGCAAGCCCAGAGGGATTTTATTAACGCTACGCTTCGTAAAGAGTCGGGCGCGGTAATTAGCGCGGAAGACTTTGCCAATGGCACAAGGCAATACTTCCCTCAAGTTGGAGATACTCCTGTTACGTTGGCACAAAAAAAGAGAAACAGAGAAATTGCAACGATAACGATACGCCAAGCAAGTGGGCAGCCGAGTCTAACTCAGAGCGGCAATGAGGCAAGTGGGCAGCCTAGTCTAACTCAGGGCGGCAATGATGGTGGTTGGCAGATAGAAGAGGTACAATAAATGCCTACCTATATGCTCACTTCACCTGACGGCAAGAAATACAAGGTATCTGGCGAAGGTAGTGGTCAGGATGCACTAGCTCATTTGCAGAGCCAATTATCTGGACAGCCAGCAAAGCCACAAGTGGCAACAGGTGAAGGCAGATATGCCGCGGAAGATGCAGCACAAGAGCAATCTAGTCGTGATGCAAACGTATTCCAGCAATTCGGGCGCGGTGTTAAAGCACAAGCTGGACGCTTCGCACTTGGTGCTGCGGAGCTCGGTAACAACCTCACAGGCGATAGGCTGATTGACCCTGAAGTGCTGGCAACAGCACAACGAGGTGCAGATATTATGGATAAAGGCACTGGTACGGCTGGTTTCGTTGGTAACGTGGCTGGCGACCCTTTAACGTGGGCTTTAGCTGGTGTGGGTGGCGCAGGCATCAAAGGGGCGAAAACCCTAGGTCAAGCGGTTAAGGCTGGTGCAAAAGCAGGCGCAATCACTGGCGGCATCTCAGGTGCAATGCAATCCACTGGTAATGTAGAAAGTGATATCGGCACAAATCTAGGAAACGCTGCCATAGGCGTGGGGTTAGGTGGTGCGATGGGCGGCGCAGTCCCGCTTGCTGCGGCTGGTGTTAAAGGCGGTGCAAAAGCGATTAAAGGCGGTGTGCAGCGCGTAGCCTCTGGTTTTGGCTCTGATGAAGCATCACAAAGCATTGCATATAGAACGCTTGCGAAAGTACTAAATGAACAAGGGTCTAGCCCTGCCGAGGTCGCATCAATTATTGATCAGTTCAAAGCTCAAGGAATTGACGGCGTGACTATTGGGCAAATGCTACAGTCACCTGATTTGTTATTGCGAGAAAAAAACCTTCTGCAAACTGGCGGTAAGGCTGGTAAATACATGGCTGACAAATACCGTGAGCAGCCAGAAAAGGTTTCGTCAGCATTGATTAAGAAAGCGAAAGAGATTTATCAGCCAGAGCAAACCAGCTCCCTGTATACAGCTGCTGGTGAATTCGCAGATGTTGAAAAGCTTCCATTTACCTTAGATAGTTTGCAAGATGCTTTAGCGGACGATGCGGATTACCTTCCTAGTACTGTTTCAAAGCGCATACAGAAATATATCGAAAGGACGAAAAAGGCGGGTACGTTTGAAGCTTATGATAGGCTTAAGCAAGATTTAGCGGACGAATACACGGACAAAGCTACCAGTATGCTTTCGGCTGATGAGAAAGCTACTAATAAGATGGTTAACGGTTATCGCCAAATGTTAAATGCCTCACTTGAAGAGGCGGGCGGCGATACGTATGTCTTAGCGAAACAATCTGCAAAACGTGACATGGCGGCGCGGGATGCGATAGAGGCGTTTGATACAACAGGCACTGGCAGGATTAAAACCGCATTAAATAAATTCTATGGCTCGCCTGAGAAAAAGAGTGAATTTCTTGAAAAGCTTCCTAACAAAGCGTTACGCGATGAGTTTGAAAAGCTACTGGATAATATCGAGAAAGTCGCAACCAGACCAAACGGAAGTGATACGGCAAGCAATCAAGCCACTCAAGCGGTGATGAATACTGAAATGGGGCTGGGTTTTAGCCCGAATATCATTAGCCCACGCAATACTTTACAAAAACTAGGCGACCCGATTAATAGAAACGTGCGGAAGGCGGCTGCGAACATCTCTTTCAATCCGAATGTTGACCGATTAAGTGACGCAATAGAACGCCAATCCTATCAACCTAGTGTTGTTGGCAGAGCCACGCCAATTCTCACAAACGAAGCTACAAAAGCCACAATAGGCAGTGAACGCAACGCACTACAAATCCCTTCACGCGCTGAACAAGGCAAGGCTCCTGTAAGTGTTGATATGCAGCCAATGAGTTACAAGGCTTTTGAGCCTGTAGAGCTGAAACGTCCAGAATCATCACTCTTTCAGCGTATCGCTCAAGCTGAGTCTGGTGGCAATCCAAACGCCAAAGCGAAAAACTCTAGTGCATCTGGTCTGTATCAATTCACCAATGACACTTGGAATGCAGGGGTGCAACGCTGGGGCAAAGAGCTTGGCGTATCCCATAAGGATAAAAACAATCCTGAAGCGCAAGAAGCCATGATGGGCAAACTGGTTGAGAGTAATTCACAATATATTCAAAGTAAGCTAGGCATAGAGCCTAACGGCGGGCAGATTTACCTCGCTCATTTTATGGGTGCGCCTGCAGCGGTCAAGCTCATGAAAAATTACGGTACCGGCGCATCTGCCGCGCAGTTATTCCCTAAAGCGGCGAAAGCTAATCAGAGTATTTTCTTTAACAAAGGTAAGCCTCGCAGTGTCGAAGATGTTTATGCAGTAATAACAAATAAAGTAGGTGTTTAATGGCTTTTAATGGTTCAGGTATTTTTGCTCGGCTCTACAGTTGGGCAAATGACAGAGCGGCAAATATCAAAATGCGTGCAGACCGCATGGATAATGAAATGGATGGTTTTGCAACGGGTTTATCCTCATGTCTCACCAAAGACGGGCAAACAACTGTAACTGCAAACCTTCCTATGGCTAGCTATCGACACACAAGTGTTGGCAATTCTTCTGGTCGTGACCAATACGCGGCAACAGGTCAAGTGCAAGATGGTAAGTTCAACTGGGTAGCTGCTGGCGGCACAGTTGACGCAATCACTGCAACCTATAGCCCTGTCATTGCTGCGATAGTTGATGGGCAAGAGTGCTTTATTCGCACCACTGGTACGAACGTAACAACAACGCCTACGTTTGCTCCGAATGGCCTAACGGCTCGCACGATTGTTAAAAATGGTGGCGGGGAATTATTGGCTAACGAGATTCCTTACGAGGCGCACCTTAGATATAACCTCGCTAATACACGATGGGAGTTGTTAAACCCACTCTTCGTAGGCGGCACATTAACTGCAAAATTAAACACCCTCGCTTCGGCAACAGGTGGTGCGGGGTTGAATGCTCCACACGGTGCCGCGCCAACCACACCTGCTAATGGTGATGTGTGGACAACTACAGCGGGTGTGTTTGCGCGCGTGAATAGTGCCACGAAACAGTTAGATGTGGGAGACAACACGGCATGGAGCACAAGTAGCCCTACTGTCACGGCTTTGTCAGGAACATTTACCACTGTTGCGGCGGCAGTGCGATATAAGCAAATCGGTGAAACGGTGTTTTTTAGCTGTAAAGTTACAGTTACCACCAACGGCACAGCGGCTGGTGACGTGCGCGTACCTTTGCCTGTAACGGCTTATTCAGATTCGGCTATGGCCGGCAGGAACACAGCAACGGGTGTAAGCTTGACGGGTGATATTTCAACGGCAACGGCTGGCTTAGATACCCTACAGATTAAGACTTATAACAATCAGTATCCTGCAGCTGATGGGGCTATCCTTGTAATTAATGGCGTATATGAGGCGGCGTAATGACCAAACACGTTGACAACATGAAATGGTTTAATCCTGAAGTCACGCTAGGGCATGTTCTCACGATGATTACTATTGTCGTTCCTGCTGTTGTGTGGGGCATTCGCTTAGAGGGGCGCATTGATGCACAAAAAGAAATGGCAGTACTACAACAAGAAAACAATATGCTGAGAGTTACTCAATTATCTGAAGACATCAAACGCAACAAAGACGATCACGTGAAAAGCCTAGATAACATTAACAAAAACCTAAAGACAATCAGTGATGACGTAGGGGAAATTAAAGTAAGCATGGAAAGCAAGGTAAACCGCTAATGTTTTGGTGGTGGTTTAAACAAGTGGAGGATACGCCCATGATTAACGCTGAAGGACTAGCGATAATAAAGAAGTATGAGGGCTGTTCGCTCAAGCCGTACTATTGCCCTGCAGGAGTTGCTACAATCGGCTTCGGGCATACCCGTAGCGTTACCATGAAGGACGCACCTATCACCAAGGAAGAAGCGGAAGAATTGCTTAAGCGTGATGTAGAAGAATTTGAAGATGGGGTATTGGCGTTAGTCAGCTACGAAAAGCTCCACACCAACCAATTATCAGCACTGGTATCCTTTGCCTATAATTTGGGGCTTGGGAGCTTGAAACGCTCTACCCTGCTTAGGCTGCTCAATGAGAGTAGACCATTGGAAGCCAGCGGGCAGTTTTTGAGATGGAATAAGGCAGGCGGCAAGGTGCTGCGAGGTCTTACAAAAAGACGGGAATCGGAACGGCTGTTGTTCCTTAAGCCTGCAATAGTCGTCAATCGTAACAAAAGGAATTGATTATGGAAAAGATTAAAAATTGGGCAAAAGGCAAGAAAACCTATGTCTTAGGCGGTGTGGCAATTATCGGGGCGATAGCTTCGTTTCTGGTTGGCGATATTGAGCTCACGCAAGCAGCCGAGCTTATCTGGACGGGCTTGGTGGCAATGACGCTTCGTGCGGGTGTTACCACCACCATTAATAAGGCTGTTGAGTAAAAATGAGCTGGCTAGCAGCTGGTATTGTTACTGGTGTCCTATCCGCATTAGGCGGTGTAGGCATGTGGATTTACGCTATTGGGAAGGCACACGGGTATGAGCAAGCAAAAAGCAAATTCATCACAGATAGGCTTGAAGCGGTTAAGATGGCGGCTAAGGTGCAAATTCAGCCTGATATCTCTGGCGCTGATTTCATTGCAGGGTTGCGCACCAAGTACGATAAATAGCTGCGAGGTGCTTTCAGTAGCCCATAACTCATGCACTGTTGCATATATCGCTGACAATTACCCATTAATGCCTGCGTGTATGCAATCATGGCTGCAAGCTACGGAGCGGCAGCAATCTGCATTGGCAATAGAAGACGCAAAATAAAATTTGAATACCATATCGAGCAGGTGCTTTGTATGGTTAAAACCCTGTCCTGTTATCTTACCCGCTCTGGCTTGCGCTGGGGCGGGTCTTTTTTGCGTTCTGTCATGTTAAATTTTCCAGCTCTCCCTCAATCGAGACAGGGCTTTTCCATGGCAAATCCCCCCACCAGTCATTTTTATTACTGGTGGCGTAGATGACTAATGCAAGCAGGAGCAATAGGGCGATGATGGGGAAGGTGTTTTTCATGCTGTTCCAAGTGCCATCATTGTTAAAATCATCTGAACGCCAAGCAGCGCGCCCATATAAAACTCTACCACGCGCCAATTGTTTGCACTTTGCGATACCTTGCTGACTGCCCAGCCAAATAGCCCGATGGTCTGCGGCAATAAGCCTATCGCTAATAGCCAAGGCTGCTTGTAATAGATAACCATAGCGATGATGGCGGGAAAGCCATACATGCTCCTGATTGCCCAATATTTCAGCTTGTTTCCGTCTGTGAGTCGCAAAATCCATGTATCGTTACGCTTCCAGTCAACCAGCATTGGCGTGCGTGTGACTATAGAAATGCCATGCGACCAACCGCTAACCCAAAAGCACAATGCATAAGCGAGCCATAGGGCGGCAAAGATAAATGACGGTTGCACCCAGTAGGCTGTAAAAGCAACCATGCTGAACCAAAGCCACTTAGGTGCTGTGTCACACCCCCTGCAAGCGTTTAGGAGGGCGAGCAATACGCATTGAAGAGCTATTGTCATACACCAGCCTTTGGTGCAGGCATTGCCCACGGTGAATCAATGCGTGGGTCGTATTGCTCGGTTGGTTGCTCCACCTGTTGCTCGGTTGGTTGCTCCACCTGTTGCTCGGTTGGTTGCTGCTTGCTCATCGCTCTAATTCCTTCCGTTTTTTAATATCACTGTCCACTG